AGCGATTTCCATGCTGGGTAAGAACCTGAACCTCTGGTAGCGTTAGAGAAGGTTAAATTGATGTATTCGACGATCTTTGCGTCGGGTTTTGATTGCTCGGTTTCATCATCGTTATCATCGATGTACTCGAATTCGTAGGTGGGTTTGATTTGCTGCCCGGTTAATACTACTTTGCCGTCCATATTGCTAATAAGTGAATCTGGTTTTGACAAAAGGTCAAATTCAGAAAGGTCTTCGCGATTAGTAATACGGGATGCGTAGTATGTGCCGTTTTTGTCAAGTTGTTTGCCGAACCAGTCGCAAGATGCGGACATGGCCAGGATACGATATTGTGAATAATCCTCGCGTGGTGTGAAGATAAAATTATTGTCTATGGTGCCAACAAAGCCGACTTTGCTCCCAACGACATAATAGACGTACTGGTCGTCTTCATTTTGCAATGAAATGACTTTGGTGCCAGTAATCTGTAGAGGTACGTTGGAAATAATTTCAGCGATGATAATGGGTGACGGTAAGAAAAGAATCTTAAAATCGGTGGACTCTGAAGTGCTGCGAACGTTAAAAGCACTAGTAAATATCATACCCTTTTTAGGTATACTCGACTCATCAATGAAAAATTTCATAGGACGAGGTTGAGCAATCGTCGGGTTCAGCATCATGCTCATGAGAAGATTGACTGCTTTCACAGCTGCACGCCTTGATGATCTGCCCGATCTCATGGATGAGCTCTTGGCAGGAGCGGATGTTTGCTTCGCAACGCGCCCTAATTGCGATTGCTTCATTGATAACCCTCGCATAGCCGTTGTTGTTACAGCTACATTTTGTTGTTGGGGTTTCTGGTGTTGTGGTCGTGGTCCCTTGTGTGGTTTGCGGTTTGGTTTCTCCCCTTGAGGCCTGCTGGGTTTGGGTACCTTCCCTGGGTTCTTGGCTTGCCAATGTTCCCTCCTGCAAGCTTGGCAGTAGAGGTACTTTTTGGGGATGGGTCCAACTTCTTTTTGGCATGAGTTACAAACGGCCATTAAAATAAACAAAAGAAAAGAAATAAATTTATAATTTAATAAGTAAAATTAATTAAGTTAAAATTTAAAAAGAAAGATAATAAAATGAAAATTAAGTATCAAATATTATTAAAAGTACACTAGGTGTTCGAAATTTCGTGTGATAAGGTAGAGCAGTCACACATTTAAGTATGGAAATTTTTAACCATTAGTTTGATTTCAGATAAATCTCTAAACTTGTGTTTTTCACAACTGTTTAGAAAATTAAAAAGAAACCAAGCTTGGTTATAGTCAATACGATTTTCGTAATGTTTTTGCGTAGCAAAACAACATGATGAAATTTGATATGTAGTTTTAACAGTAGCCATAACGGCTTTCGTGCTAATTATTGCTTCATCAAAATGTTTTTGGTCTCTATATGCCTTGCCAAGCAATTTTGCTGCTCGACGCCAGACATCAGGAAATACCATGTCTTGCAAAAGTAAAAAGCCAGCAAACTCACCAACCGTATCGAAGTGTATTTTGAGGACGTGCCTACTATAATTTAAGAATTCCTGTCCTTCCTTAGAAAAGGTGTAATGTTCTGTTAAGAAAGCGGAATCATCTCCAACAAATAAATATAAAATAACATTAACTAAAACAAGAATAAGGGCAGTAATTGCCATATTTAAAGAAGTATTTTCAATAAGTGTAAATGGGTTGCCAGAGAATTGTTTACCT